GGACGATGACACTATATGCCTGAGATTACCGTAGCCTGCGTTTTAAAGTCCGGCAAATTTCAGCACTCTGCCGGCAAAGAGATATACACGCCGAAGGATGTAGAGCGGCTGCAGAACATGGTCGCTGCCAACCTGGGCGAGCACAGGTTTGTGTGCTTTTCGGACGTAGACGTACCGTGCGAGCGGATACCGCTAAAGCATGGCTGGCCCGGCTGGTGGTCAAAAATAGAGCTCTTCTCATATGTCTTTGACGGCCCGGTCTTGTACTTTGATCTCGATACCGTTATCTGCGGAGACCTTACCGACCTAGCCGAGTACCCGCACAAATTCACCATGCTCAAAGACCTTGGTAAACGCGACACGCCGGCCAGCGGCATGATGGCCTGGAACGGCGACTATTCGCACATTTATCTGACATTTAAGGCCGATCCACATTTTTATATGACGATGTACTCAGGCAGCGTAAATCTTGGCGACCAGGCTTTTATTGTTAAGAATCAAAAGCCAGATTGCTTGTGGCAACAGATATTCCCCAATAGAATCTTTTCATACAAATTCCATCTGCTTGGAAAACCAAAACCTGATGATGCGCGAGTAGTTTGTTTTCATGGCGAGCCAAAGGGTTCTGGTTCTTCTGGGTGGGTAAGAGATATATGGAGTAACGCAAATGGCTGCAGGTGATTCCGCTCTATCGATTTGCTCAGACGCTCTCCTGATGCTGGGTGCGAAAGCTATCTCATCCTTTAACGAAGGCACCAACGCAGCCAACGTCTGTGACCGCCTATACCCGGACATTAAAAACCAGGCTCTTCTGAATTATCCCTGGTCTTTTATTTACAAAAAGATCCAGCTATCTCAGCTCATCACAACCCCGACTACAGAGTACAAATACGAGTATCAGCTGCCCGGAGACCGGATCGGCCCGCCGCGCATGGTGTTCGTTACCAACGCGGTCGGTGCCAGGCCGATTAAGACCTACCGGATATTCCAAGACAAGCTGCTTTCAAACGAAACCACAATCTATGTGGACTATCCGTATGCCGTGCTTGAGTACGAAATGCCGGTGTATTTTGTGCAGCTGCTCAAATACCTGATGGCCTGGCACCTATCGCTGCCGATTACAGACCAGATTGATAAGACCCAGTACTGGCAGCGGATTGCTGTTGGCGACCCGTCAGAAAATGGCCGCGGTGGGTATATGCGTACCGCCACCACCATTGATGCCCAGGGCCAGCCGATCCCGGTAATCGAGGACTTCAGCCTTATTGATGTGAGGAACTGATGGCCCGTTTTACGTCCATCCAGACCAACTTCTCGACCGGCGAGCTCGATCCGCTCCTGCGGGCTAGGGTTGACCTCCAGGCTTATTCAAACGCCCTGGAAGAGGCTACCAATGTCTTGGTGCAGCCACAGGGTGGGATTCGTCGCAGACCCGGTTCTAAGTACATTCTTGATCTTCCAAATGCTGGTGCCAATTCTGTAGCAAACGGCGTGCGCCTGGTGCCGTTTGAGTTTTCCACCAGCGACAGCTATATGCTGTGCTTTACGCACAACCGAATGTATGTGTTCAAAAACACGGTGCAGCAGCTCGACATCAATGCCGGCACAATCGATTATCTAGACACTAGCAGCTACGGCCTGACCGGAGCTCGCTTGGCTAACCTTACCTGGACACAGTCTGCCGACACTCTGATTCTGTGCCACCAGGATATCAACCCGGTCAAGATTGTGCGCGGCGCAAACGATTCTGCCTGGACAGCCAGCACGCTGACTTTTGATTCAATTCCTAAGTATGCCTTTACCCTGTCGGCCAGCAACCCAGCCGGCACGCTTACACCGTCTGCCGTGTCTGGCAAGGTGACGCTGACAGCCTCAACAGGAACTCCGTTTAGCGCAGCATCTGTCGGGCAGTATATTAATGCCAGCCCCCAGGGCAGAGCAAAGATTGTGCAGTACACAAGCGCAACAGTAGTGCAGGCTATTGTGGAATTTCCGTTTTTTAATACCAGCGCAATCGCCAATAACGATTGGGAGCTTGAGACGGGCTACGAGGCCGTATGGTCTTCTGGCAAGGGATGGCCGCGGTCGGTGACATTCCATGAGGGCCGGCTTTACTTTGGCGGTTCTAAGTCCAGGCCATCGACTGTGTGGGGATCAAAGGCTGGGCTTTTCTTTGACTTTGAGCCAACAGAGGGCTTAGATGATGACGCGGTCGAAGCCACGCTAGATACCAATACATTTAACGCAATCGTTGATATTACGTCTGGTCGCGACCTGCAGGTATTTACAACCGGCGGTGAGTTCTATGTTCCGCAAGAGGGCTTAGATCCAATTACGCCTACTAACTTTTTTGTTAAGGCAACGACAAGAAACGGTGCCAAAGAAGGTGCGCGTGTACAGCAGCTGGAATCTGGAACGCTATTCTTGCAACGCCAGGGTAAGTCGCTCAACGAGTTTGCATTTACGGATACGCAGCTTACATACGTTACCAGCAAGATATCTTTGCTTGCCGGCCACCTGCTTAAATCTCCAACCAGAATGGCATTGCGTCGCTCGGTTGCTACAGACGAAAACGATGTGTTGTTAATAGTCAACAGCACCGGCGGTTCAATTGCGGCGTTTTCCCTGCTGCGCGTTCAGAACGTCATTGCACCGTCGGAGTGGACTACAGACGGGGAATATCTTGATGTCGGCGTAGACCTTACAACTATTTATACCGTGGTGAAACGCACGGTTAATAGTACGACACAATACTTTATCGAAGTGTTTGACGATACGTTTCAGACCGACTGCGCCAAATCGGGAGGTGCGGCAGCGTCGGTTTCTATGTCTCACCTGGTCGCCAAATCCGTACAGGTTATTCTGGACGGTGCGGTGCAAGCAGCTCAGACCGTACCAGGAGGAGGCACCGTTACATTCCCGCGATCATCTGCAAGTACATACCAGGTGGGGCTGAACTACACGGTGCAAGCAGTCACCATGCCGGCAGATATCAAGATTGCAGCCGGCACCAGGCTGGCATACCAAAAACGAATCATTGAGGTTAACGCTATCGTTAAAGATACCCAGCACCTGGTTATCAATGACAACGAATTGCCGTTTAGAAACTTTGATACAGGAGGCACATTAGATGAAGCAGTTCCTGAGTTTACTGGCACAAAAACTATCGACAGCATTCTTGGCTATACAACAGAAGGCAAGATTACTGTTAAGCAAACTGTCCCGCTCAAAATGACTTTGCTTGGGCTGGAATACAAGATATCTACCTACCCCGGGGGCTAACATGAAAATGAGCAGATTTGATGTATTGGTAAATGATCTGCCGCTGGGCGATCCGCACAATGCGCCTGGATCAAGCAAGATTCACAACGATCCGTTTACGGCTGCAGCTGTGGCCGCAACGACGCTTTCTGCTTATAGTTCATACCAGCAGGGCCAGATCCAGGCTAAACAGCTAGAACTCAGGGGCCGGCTTGAGCAGACACAGTTTGACCGCAGGGCTATCCAGTACCAACAAAAAGCAAACGAGACATTAAGAAACCTAAAGCGCACACAGTCGGCCCTAGCTGCTCGCGCATTTGCCGGTGGCATTGATCCGTTTAGCGGCTCGCCAGATGTTGTGCGCGCGGCAAACGAAACAGCAGCTGGCCGCGAGTTCCAGATATACATGGCAGATTCTGATGCGTCATTCAGAGCTGGCGACATTGCAATGCAGTCTGGCATTGCCGCTGCCAAAACTGCTCGCCAGGCTGGCGCGTTTGAGGCTGGCACAAAGTTGTTGTTGGCTGGAGCAACAGCTGGCAAGGGTGGCGGGTTTGATAGAACGAGTTATAACTGGTTGTTTCCAGCTCCGGTAGAAACAAGAACGGTAATTTAATCATGGCCCGTATACCGCGATACCAAGAATCCGGGGCTCTGTCCTCATCGATTCCAACTACAAACTTGCCCACGCTTGCGGCTCAATCCAGCCTACAGCAAGGCATTGGCGCGTCGTTAGATAAGCTCGCCCAGTTTGCTTTTGGCGAGGCAAAGGAACGGCAAAGCAAGGAAGACAAGATTCTTGCAATCCAGCTCCGAGCAGACTTGGAATCGATGGTTGCAAAGGAAATAGAAACCACAGACATCGAGGTAACGACCGGGCGACTATCTGATTTTTCTGCAATACAAAAAAGAGTTCGCTCGCTAGAAGGTAGCGCAGTAGACTTGTTTAAGCTTGATCCAGACCAGGCTGCCGGTCTTATGCAGTCTATTAGGACACAAGGCAAAGCATTACTTAATAAGAGCTCCAAGTTAATTACAGACGCATATGGGGTTCAGCGCGACAGGGTAACGGATGAGACGATTAGATCTATTGCTAGGTCATATGAAAATGCCTGGCAAACAATGGAGCCAGAAGAGCTTAACCAGTTTTTAAACAGAAACAAAAACATTATTTCTGGAGTTGCTCTGCAAAACCCAGGTAGCTACAACAAGTACATGGGGCCAAATGGCGAGTTCGACAAAATGGCAAACAATGCCAGGAACAATGTCATGGCTCAGTACTTTATGTCGCCAGATTTTGCTGCCACCGGAACGGTTACCGAGGCCATCAATAAACTGAATACTGACCAGGCTGGCAGATATACGCAGTACTGGCAGCGCATGGGGATAGACGAGCGCAAGGCCGTGTTCGACATGATCGAGCAGCGCACGGCCATGATTAAAAAGGGAATTGATTTCCAATACACAAATGCCAATCTGCAGGCCGATCCAATCATTCGCAAGATCATTAATAGCAATGACCCGGCAGAGCAGACTAGGCTGTATGGCGAGCTATCTCAATTGCCGCTAGATCCAAATAAGCTCAGACCAATCCGCGAATACATCAATAGCGACCAGTCCGGCGCGGCAACGGATGACATCCGCGTCCTAATTGATTTAACCAGCAAGGCAGCCAGGGGTGCGCTAAGTGTTGATGAACTGGTGTCCAACAGAAACAGATTAACCAAAGCAACAACCAAAAGCATTGCGCTGCAGATTGCCAATCCGAATGATGCAATGAACGAATCTAACCGTATGTTTGATCTAACGGTTGGTATTCAAAATGCAAACCTGCCACCGGAGATTCCGTCTGCCGAAGGTCGGGCCGCTGCTGTAAGTGCAGTTAACAACGCCAAGCTTGAGCTTATTAAATTCAGAAATACGCCAGACGAGAAAGGTATGTTTCCGAATGACGCAATGATCCGTCAAAAGGCAAACGAACTAAACGACGGACTTAAAGGAAGCATGGCTCCAATCTTTGATAAGGTTGCGGTCGAATCAAAAAACACAGCTGCCATGTTTATTCCAGAGTTAACTGGAGTTGACCTAATGGACGACGCTGCCGTTAACGCAGCTTTTGCTGCGGCAATGAAAAGGAAAAAACCACCCAAAGCTGAAGATATATCTTCGGCTAGATCAGCGGTCACCAGATATAGAGAGAACATCAAAAAAGGCGGTGGAGGCGCACGATGATTAAATTTAGCCGTGTCGATGACATTTATTTTTTTGATGACATGATGTCCATTCCCGGTGTCAGGGACGGATATCTTCAACGCGCAGCTGCTGGTGATCCAGACCTGGTTACGATTACAGATGACGATGGCTTTGCTGGCGTGTTTCTCAAAGGGGATGATGGCCGGTTAATCGGTGTCGGCCCATCCATCCAGGTTGCGTCTGGCCCGACCACAATGACTGACGCTCCGGCTGCAGCAATTCTTCCCGGCGGCGGCACGGCACCAGCTGTTGGCGGTGTGCTTCCAAGTGTTGTCGTTACAGAAAGACGGCTGCCGTCAGATGAGCCACCGCTGCGGATCAACATCCGCGGTGTCGGACAGCCAACAATGCCAGAGG